GCGACGCTGACCGGCAATCGCTGGACAAGGCGCTCGCAGCCGCGAAGATCACGGCAAAGGCAATCCAGAAGTGGTGCGAGCTTCGCAACCAGCACTGGGCGCAGCAGAACATCCAGCGACATAGGAGAGGGGACTGCAAATGCCAGAAGACCTGATCGAGTTTCAGCGTGAGGACGAACTCAACGAACTGAAGTCGGCGCACCGGCGTGCGTTGCGCGCACTCGCAAAGAAGGATCAGCAGACAGAGGAACTCGTGGAGGCGGTCTACCGCGCCGCGAAGGATGCGGCGGTCGGGATGAAGATTCCAGCCGTGCCTGCACCGAAGCCAGACAAGCGCAAGGGCAAGCGCGAGGTTGCCGTTGTGCAACTAAGCGACTGGCAACTCGGCAAGAAGAGCGTGGACTACGACATTGACACCGCAGCCAAGCGGCTGCAGCTACTCGCCGAGAAGGTGCAGCGCGTCGTAGAGATTCAGCGCAAGGATCATCCTGTGGACACGGTGAAGATTCTGCTCACTGGCGACCTGGTGGAGTCAGACGGCAACATCTTCCCAGGACAAGCCTACGAAGTTGAGGCTGGCGGTCTGTACGTCCAAATCTTCCGCGGCGCGGAGATGCTGGCGCAGTTCGTCAGGGCGATGGCCGCACTCTTCCCGCAAGTGGAGGTCTACGGCGCAATCGGCAACCACGGACGCTTGGGTCGCTACAGCGACCACTCGCCAGAATCCAACAGCGACGCAATCCTCTACAACATTGCGCGGTCACTCGTGCAGAGCGAGAAGCGCGTGAGCTGGAAAGAGAGTCTTACCGTTGGCGGTCGGCACTGGTACGACACGCTCGACTTGCCAGGCGGCAAGATTGGGATGATCGTTCACGGCGATCAGTTCAGAGGTGGACTTGGGATGCCGTGGTACGGCGTCGCAAAGAAGGCGAGCGGCTGGCGCTTGAGCGTCGCGCCGTTTGACTATCTCTGGTTCGGACACTGGCATCAGCCTGCGCGACTCGTCCTTGCCGACGGCAAGATCACGACGTGGTGCAGTCCGTCACTTGAGAGCAGCAACCGCTTCGCTCAGGAGGTCGTCGGCGCGTCTGGCGAGCCAGGGCAGTGGCTAATGTTCTTTGACGGCGATGGAGAGGTCTCAGCCGAGTACCTGATCCGCTTGCGCTAGTGCCGTTCCTTGCAGGTCCGCCGGCTCCGAGGCCGCAGGACATAGGAGCCTGCACGCCGTGCGGGCAGACTCGCAGGGTGTGGAGGTTTGCCGAACAGGAAGTCAGCCTCACGGTCGGCTATTCTGCAGTCCTGTCCTACGCTATCTGCCGAGCGTGCCTAGAGGTGGTTCTAGAGCTGCTCGATGAGGACGATGACGCCGCTGGCTATGCCAGCGACCTCCCAGACTGACCTCCTCCAGTCTGGGAGGCTACCCCTTGACAAGCCGTGACATCACGCTCTAGGATCGTGACAGCAGCGAGGAACCTGACCAAGTTGGCGGGGCTGCTGAGGAGATAAAGATGATTCGGACACTGCAGGAGATCGCAACGGTCGTGACCTTCATCGCAGCGATGGTGCTGCTCTTGGCGCTGGGGTCAATGCGATGAGACTGAACCGAAAGACGCAGCCACTGGTCTACAAGCGAGTGGCAATCAAGACCGACATCCTTGCGGACGAGCGTAGGCGCGCACAGGGCTTGATGGACCTTGCCATCGGCATCTGGGGCTTTGCGTTCGTGGTGTTCCTCTTCGCGGTGCTTGGCTAATGCCAGTTTACGAGTACCGCTGCGGCGACTGCGGGCATCGGGAGGAACACACGCACTCAATCCAGAACGTTTACAACCCGCGCTGCGAGAAGTGCGGCCGCTGGATGCGGATGGTCTACTCACCGGCGGCGGTGGTTTACAAGGGCGAAGGGTTTGCGAAGAAAGATCGCAAGAAGAAGGAGGGCAAGTGAGCAAGCAATACGAGTTTGTCAAGGCAGAGCAGCGCAGTCCTGAGTGGTTCGCACTTCGGGCTGATGGCATCACGGCGACCGACGTCTCGGTCATCGCAGGGCTGAACCCCTATAAAACTGCCTTTCAGCTTTGGGCGGAGAAGCTAGGGAAGTATCAGCCTGACCCAGTGGGACCAGCAGCAGTGCGCGGCATTCTGCTGGAGAACACGGTTGCAGAGTTCTACGAGATGGAGACTGGCCGCGAGCTGCGCCGCAGCAACGGCATTGTCCGACTCAAGGAACTGCCGTGGGTGATGGCGTCACTCGACCGCACCATCGTCGGCGAGGAGGGCTTGGTGGAGATCAAGACCAGCACCTCGCCGCGCTGGAGCCTGCATCCAGTGCCGCCAGAGGTGGTGGCGCAGGTGCAGTGGCAAATGTTCGTCACCGGCGCACCGTGGTGCGACGTGGCAGTCCTGCTCGGTGGTCTGGTCTTCCGCATCGAGCGGGTGGCTGCGAGCATTGACTACCAGACGGAGTTGTACCGCAAGGCAGTGGAGTTCAGGAACGCGCTCGCAACGCAGACGCCGCCAGCCTTGCAGGGTCAGGACTCTGATGCGCTGGCGCAGGTCGTGCCGCAGGCGAGCGAAGAGTACGCAAACGCAACGGACGGCATTGACCGCGTGGCGGCGCTGTATTCGGAAAAGCAGTACGAATCCAAGTTGCTTGACGAAGAGCTGCAGAACCTCGCCATCTCGCTGAAGGAAGCGATCGGCGAGAAGGCAGGGATTGTCGGCAACGGATGGCAGGCAACGTGGAAGCAGAACAAGGCGTCGGTCAAGACCGACTGGAAGGAGGTCGCAACGAAAGTGGACCCGAAGATCATTGAAGCCGCGACGCGGGAAGTTCCAGGCGCGCGAGTCTTCCGATTTAAGAACGAGGAGGGACTATGAGCAAGGACATTGCAGCAGCACTCTTGGCGCCATTTGAGGAGAAGGACCTGAAGCACCGCCCAGGCAGAGCTGGGATGACGTTCACCTACGCAGATGCGCGAGCAGTCGCGCAGCGGCTTGATGATGTCCTCGGCATTGAGGGTTGGCAGTTCGAGGTGAAGGTCGCAGATGGCGCACGCAACGTCGTCCACGGCTCACTCGCCGTTGTCATCGGTGGTAAGACAACCATCCGACAGGACTTCGGCTACCCAAACTCTGCTCAGGACGACGAGCCACTGAAGTCAGCGGCCAGCGACGCGCTCCGCAGGTGCGCCGCGCAGCTAGGAGTGGGCAGGAGCCTCTATTCGCCAGAAAAGGGTGTCCCAGTACCACTTGCGAGGGTTCCGCGCCTCTCCGTGGCTCCTACACCCCTCTCCGTTGATTCTGACGACGCTACCAGCGACGCAATAATCGCTGCGAAGGCAGCAATGCTCTTTGCCGAGAACGTCGGTGACGAGACCTGCAGCCACGGCGAACTCTGGACCTTGAAGCCAGGCGGCATCAGCAAGGCAAGCGGCAAGCCGTACAACGCATTCTGGGCGGCGAGCCATAAGACGCCAGACGGTGCTTACTGCAAGGACAAGCCGAGCCAGAAGTTTGTCGCGTCGCAGTCGGCTGCACCGGCTAAGCCGAAGCTCGTGCCAGAAGACACCCAGAACCTAGAGGACTTGCCGTTCTAAGCAAGAGAAAGTGGAGGAGGACGAAATGGCGCTATGGATCAAGTGGTCAGCACAAGCACACAAGGACGCAATCATTAGCAGCCTGAGCGACATCGAGTTTCGTGCGTTCGTCACGATCCTTGAAGTGGCGAAGGAGATGCGAAAGGGTGGCGAGTTCCGTGACCGGCGACACCTCGCAACGGTGATCGGGCCGCGCCTCTCAAGGTGCGTTCCCCGACTTATCGCCGAGGGCTTGCTGGAGGCATCTGGAGATGGTCTCGTCAAGGTCTCGAACTGGTCTCGATGGCAAGTCGACGCCACGTCGACCATTCGGCAACAGCGCGCTCGTGCGGGAAAAGAGCCTGTGTCACGGTTTAGTCACGCTATAGAACTAGAGAAGAACCAGAACAGAACTAGAGAAGAGAAGACTCTTACTAACGGCGTGATGAGTATTGGCGAGATTATTGCGAAGGGAGGACGACGATGACGGAGCAGAAACTGCTCGAGCATCTGAAGGCAACGAGTGTGCCAAACCTTGAGCGGATGGAATACGGCTTCAGCCACTGGGACTGCACTTCGTGGTACCCAGTCGGCTTGGGCAGAGTGGACTTCATTCTTGAACTGAAGTGCCGAGACACGCACTACCCAGAGCTGCTCATTGAGCAGGCGAAGTACGACTGGCTCATTGAGGAGGCTGGGAAGCGGTCAGCGCGACCGGCGTACATCAACAGCACCCCTGAGGGCATCTACGCCTGGGACCTGTATCGAGTGCGGGAGCCGCACTGGGAGCCGCGCCTAATGCCAGCCACGACAGAGTTTGAGAACACGGAGCGGATCGTCAAGGTGGTCGGCTTCTTGCCTGTCGCCGATGCGATCCGACTGCCGTGAGGTCGCTGGCGATTCTTGGGCCGCAAGGAAGCGGCAAGTCCACCATTGCGTCGCTCTTCGTGGAGCATCGTGAGTACCGTCGGCACGGCATCGCGGATGCCATCAAGCACATCGCGGCGATGGCGTACAACGACCTCGGCAAGAGCGAAATGATCACCGTGAGCCGCAACTTTGGCGACAGCACTTTGACCGGCAGAGAACTGCTGCAAGACATTGGTGCCGCGATGCGAGGCGTGGACACGCACTTCTGGCTCAGGCTCTGGCGCAAGGACTACTTTGAGCTGAAGCGGATCGGCTTCGGCGTCGTCGTGGATGACGTGCGGCTGGATGCCGAGGTGCAGTATCTCCGCGCCATTGACCCAGACATCTTCATCGTTCGCCTGACAGCCTCAGAGGAGGTTAGGCGCGAGAGGGTAGGCGGCAACCTGTACGGAGCCGCCGACATCACAGAAAGGGGCTGGACAGACAGCAGGGCAGACCTTACCGTGGACACAACGAGCCTGTCGCCTGAGGACGCCTACCGCGTCATCACCGACAAGATGGAGGAGGTCTAATGTTCAAGGAGTTGGAGATTCTTGCAGCACAGGCTGGCTACCGATTCGCCGAGGCCGTCAAGGACGGCGACCAATGGCACGTCATCCTTGACGATGAGGACGGAGAAATCACGTTCACTGGCGCAACCGTCCAAGAGGCGGTCGAGCGGGCGACGGAGCAGCTCGTTCGCAGCCTGAGCAACATCGGTCACTGACGTGTGGGATAGCGTTGGTCTCGTAATCGCAGGGCTGCAACTCTTCTTCGCGTTGATCGTTGGGCTGACGCTGCCGGTGGCGGCTAAGCGTGGCGGTGCGGCAGCGGGTACCATCTTCCTGATCTTGGCGTTCGCCACGGTCATCTGGATCGTAAGGAGCGTGCTATGGCAGCAGTAAAAGCGCAGCGAGGTGGACCGCGCAAGGAGCCTGTGTTCGCAGCGACGAGCTGCGGCGCGTGCAGTGGCGACCTGAACACGCTCAAAGAGTCGTGGCGGGTCAAGGTGATCACCTTCGTCGCCAATAAGCGCAACACCCGGTTCGCTTGGTATCACAGGAGCTGCGTGAAGTGACCCGCATCGAGCGGAAGACTCCGTTCCTTGACGACAACGTGATCGCCGTGCAGGAGGGTCCTGATGCGTGGTGCGAGGAGCCTGGCTTCTCTGGTCGCGTTTGGTGCAACCTCTCCATCCGCTACGCCGATGCGATTGCGCCTGACGGCTGGTTCTTTCTGTACGAAGGCATCGGCAACCGCAAGACCAACGCCGACCTGATCAAGCACGGCGTGATGGAGATTAACGTCGCACGCTTCACGCTGAGCGACGGTGGCTCTGCAGTCTTGGCAAGGCTCATCTGATGGGCTACTTCAAGGACGAAGCGACCAAGAAGATGATTGACCCAGCCAAGAGCCGCAAGGGGAAGAACAGCCGCGCTCGTGGCAATGCGTTTGAGCGCGAGGTTGCCAAGCGCCTGCTCGGTCAACGCGTTGGGCAGTTCGGCGGCAAGCAAGACGTTGCGAACGATTGGCTTGCCGTGCAGTGCAAGGTGGGCGGCAGCTTCAGCGAGCGCCAGTGGGATTGGTTGCAGACCGTGCCGGTCAAGAGCGACCAGTTGCGTGGTTTGGTGATCGGTGACAGTCCTGGCATCGGCGGCGGCCGTCGTCGCGCCGTGATCATCCTTGACCTTGACGACTTCTGCGATTGGTTCGTTGCAGCGGAGCCAAGCGTCTGATCGCGCTTCTGATGGCGATTCTGATCGTCATCCACCCAAGTGTTCTAGCCAGAACAGAACACGGCATCCCTGTGCGCGGCGTCGCATCTTGGTATGACGCCACAAAGAACAACGCCTGGTACACCCGCAACGGCACGCGCTACTACGCAGCAGTCGGCACATTCCGCTGGGGTGATGATCCGTACCCGATCAAGGTCTGCCGAGCAGACGACCGCAGCAGGTGCGTCATCGTGATCGTCGCCGACTACTGCGGCAGATGCCACAAAGACCTGAAGCGCACGTGGACAAAGCGCAGCCGCAGCATTGACCTATCGCCGCACGCCTTTGCCGCCTTGCGCGGCTTGCATCTTGGCGTCGTTCGGGTGATAATCGAGGAGATTCAGCCAGGCAGCTAGAGGGAGGGCTATGACGACCACCGTTCGTTCTATTAGCGGCGCGTGGATGAAGGTCATCGCCAAGCACGCCTTCCCAGAGCGATCACCACGCGGGCGGATTGAGTCGCTGGCTACAACATTGCAGATAAGCCGGCGCAGTTGCTACGCCTATGTCGCAGAGGAACGCCGCGTGCCAGAGGATGTCGAGCGACGCTTCATCGCACTGTTCGGCGAGCCTACGGACGATGCGTGGCGCACCGTTGAGTTGCAGCGGCCACGCAAGCCAAAGAAGCGCAGGAAGATGGAGGAGACGCGCAGACTGCGAGGAATCACCAAAGAGATGGCAGCAGCCACTCGCGCCGAGTTGAGCCTAAAGCTGCGAACCCTGAGCGGCAAGTTGTCGGAAGATGGGCTAGGACACGCGATTGAGTGGGAGCAGAATGAACTGACGATCGGTCATATGGCGATGCTTGAGGAGTCACTGGACGAACAAGAGGCTCGTGCCAAGTATCCGCACAACTTTGACACGCTGGCAATGACTGAAGACTGGGTTGCGATTTGTAAATCCTGTGGGTTGATCGGCGGAGTGGACGAGTCTGCACGCGAGGTCAATGGGCT